ATCACAAGGTGTGACGGTAAAAATACGGACGAGGCTGGAAACACCATAGATAGGTATGAATTAATTATTGGTGTTAAAATGAATGAAGATGGTTCGTGTTTAGTAAGAGAATTTAAACTAGAAAAAAATGTACAAGGATGTTCTTAGGCCAGAGGCCATAAAGGGTCTAAAAACGTGGGTTAACGAAAAGAATGGATTTACAGTGGCAATGTTGCATTACACTGCCGATCCAAACAAAGATCCGGATAGAGATGGAAAAGAGTGGTTCGACAAAGAAAGAAAAAGTTATCCAATTGCTTTTTGGAACAAAGAGTATGAGGTTGACTTTTCTACAAAGTCTGGTAAGTTGATATTTGGTTCAGAGTTCTGCGATTTTAATCCAAAAATTCATCTTATAAACTCGTTTGAGATAGATGACGCAGAGTTCTTATTATCACTTGATTTCGGTCAAAGAAACCCAACAGCAGCTTATGTAGGTGCGTGGACACCGGACAGTGTTCTTTATATTGTTGACGAATACTATAAGCCAGCAATACCTTCGGTATCATGCAGAGATATGTTAAAGCAATTTTCTTGGGTAATTGGGGATACGGAAGGAAAAACAATGAGAGAGAAGAGAATGATGGTTGACAACGCCTTCCAGGTAAAAGTAATAGACCCAACAACGCAGTCAAAAAATAGAACAAAAACGATTGCCGGTGAAGAACAACAATATTCTGTTATAGAAGAGTTCTATGATAATGGGTTCGACTTTGAGCCTGGAAACAACGATTGGTTCTCTAGTATTACAAGGCTAAGGGAATACATGAAGGTGGACGCAGGAGGAGAGACAAAGATATATATTTTTAAAGATAAGTGTCCATATCTCACATGGGAATTGCAACATTACAGATACAAAGAGAATACAGAAGCAACAGATAGGCTTAAGAATGAATCAGAGTCTCCTGTTAAAAAAGACGACCACGGAATTGATAGCCTTAGATACATGATAATGACTAGGCCATATAGTCCAGAACAGCCAGAGAGAGAGTTGACATTAATCGAAAAGCATATACAATCAATATTAAAACCAAGATCGTATTTAAACGATTTTAACAACGATGGATAACATGGATAAAGAGACTATAAAAGATGTAAATTCTTTTAAATACAGAAAAGAGAACTTCGCCAAGGAGTTTGTTGAGCTTACAAAGAAGTATAGCATTGAACTTTACGCAGCTAATGTTTTGCTTCCTAACTATGAGGTTCTTCCTCAAATTAAATTTTTAGACACTAAAGTTGAATTAAATGACAATACAGCCAAGTAAGAATATTCTTCTTATAAAGAAGCACGAGAAAATGCATTTAAAGTCGGATATTGAAATTCCAGAGGACGACGGAGATAAGAGGTTAATAACTGGAGAGGTTTTAAACGCCAACGATTCTAGTTATATTGGTAAGATTGTTGTCTTTGGGAAGTATGCAACTCTTAAGCTAACAATAAAGGGAGAAGATTTCTTCTTTGTTGACAGTGATGATGTTGTAGCGTTGGTAGATAAAATTGAAGAATAAATGCACTTTAAAAACAAGACAATAGCTGGTTCGGAGGCTCTTTTTGAAGGGCTTCATAGAAGTTTCAATGATGAGATTGCCAGGGCAGAAACTAAAAACAAAAAACCAGAAAAAAGAGATTTAGAATACTTTTTAAAAATTAAAGAAATAGAACTTTAAAATGCAGTATAAACAAATAGAATTTGGCGATTCTGCCAGGTCAAAAATTATTAAAGGTGTAAACAAGGTAGCAAATGCTGTTGTTTCTACACTTGGTCCGAAGGGAAGAAATGTTGTGTTTGAGGATGGAGGAATACCGGTTGTTACAAAGGATGGTGTTACCGTAGCCCAGCAGGTTGTTTTAGAGGATCGCTTCGAGAACCTTGGTGCAACAATGGCAAAAGAAGCAGCAGAAAGAACAAACATTGAAGCTGGTGATGCTACAACATCTACGATGTCAATCTTAAGAGAGATTGTTAACGAGAGTTGTAAGAAAATCGATAATGGAGCAAATCCAATAATTCTAAAAAGAGGAATGGATAGCGCTGTTTCAGATATTTTAGATATTGTAAAGAAGAGGGTAAAGGAGATTACGACAGATGAAATGAGAGATAGTGTTGCAACAATATCTGCAAACAATGATGAAAAAGTTGGAAAACTAATATCTGGTGTTATTAAAAAAGTTGGGAAGGATGGTATTATTACTGTTACCGGAAACACTGATATAGAAAATAAGGTTGAATACATTCAGGGAACAAAAATTGACAGGGGTTATGAGTCTCATATGTTTATTAATGATAGAAAGAGGCTTGCTTGCAACATGGAGAACCCTGTAATTATAATGACAACTGACAGAATAACCCATTATTCGCAGCTTGTTAACATAATTCAAGATATTTACAATAAAGGAAAGAAGAATATTATTCTGTTAGCAGATTCAATTGAGGGAACTGCTATGGGTTTTATTCTTCAGAATCACCTAGGCGGAAAGTTCAGCTGTGTTCCAGTGAAGATTCCTGCATTTGGTGATTTCCAAAAAGATCTAATATATGACCTTGCGACACTTTTGCAGGCTACCGTTCTTGGCGAACAGGAAGCTAAAAAGTTTGGCGATGGAACTATGGAAGATTGTGGTACTTGCGACAATGTATTTATTGGCAGGGATTACACGGTGTTTACTGGAGGAAAAGGAGATATCTCTAAGAGAGTTGAAGAGGTTAAAGCGCTTATGGATGGAGAAAAAGACCCATTCAAGTTAGACCAACTTAAGAAAAGAATTGGAAGATTAACAGGATCTGTTGCTAATATTAAGGTTGGTGGCGCATCTGATATTGAACAGGTTGAAAAAAGATATAGAATTGAAGATGCTCTACATTCTGTTAGGTCTGCGCTTGATGGTGGTATCGTTGAGGGTGGTGGAACAGCTTTCTTAAGGGCGGCAGCAGAGATAAATGCCGGAGTCAGAAAGATATTCGACGATCGTGACATGGAAGATGGTTACTATATTGTCGTAAATGCTATTATGTCAACGTTCAGAACAATTTTAAAGAACGCAGGACTATCTCATGAGGTTATTTCAGCTAAGGTTTTATCTGATAAGATTGGATACAACGTCTTAACAAACAAATATGTTGATTTAATAGGCGATGGCGTCATAGACCCATATAAATGTCTTGTTAGTCAGCTTAACAATGCCGTTGCAACAGCATCTATTATTATAACAAGTGAGGTGGCAATGGTTAATATGAACAAAAAAGATGATTGAAATTCTTATACTTAGCATTCTACAAACGATTTGTTGGCTTATTGTTATTTTTTCGTTTTGTGGAAGAGAAGATAAACAACACAAGGAATACAGAGCGCAACTGGATATGATTATAAGAGCGTTCAAGGCAAGAGATGTTATTGAATATTCCGATACGGCTCCAGAAAAGGAGACGAGAATAGAGATGCCAAACGAGTATTTGCCACTTGAAAATGTTGATCCAGAAGTGCTTTTAAAAAAAATAAATGAAAATAAGTAATATAAAAGTAAGAGCAGCAAGCGACGAGAAGGGTCTCGTTGGGTTTGCGTCCTGTGTTCTAGATGATGTTCTTTATATTGGAAATATAGCAATATTTTCAAGGCTTAATAAGCCTGGTGAATATCGAATTGTTTTTCCGGTTAAAGATTGTCAAAATGGAAAGAGGATTGAGATATTTTACCCACTAACAAGAGAGTTCTACTTTGAGCTTGAAAAGGCCATTGTGCAAGAATTTATTAAAATATGATTAAACTAGAAGACATCAGAAGTGGGAAAAGTGTAAAACTTGGATCGAACGGAGAGGTTGTTACATTTATTAACAATCTTTACGAATCTGTTTCTAAAATGTCTTTAAAGCAGCAGAGAGATTGGTATATAAACGATAGGTTTCTTCGCGGAGAGCACTGGGTTGTTTATGACAAGACAGCAGAAAGGATTATTAGTGTTCCGATTACAACAGGAGAGGTTAGAAGAACAATAAACAAGGTCAGAGCACAGGTAAGAGGAATCAAGAACTTCGTTAAAAGAAGTCAGCCAAGATTTGCCGTTGAGCCAACGGATGCAACAGATGAATCATACGAAGAGGCAAATAACAAAAACAGAATAATAACAAGTATTTATAAAAAACTTGGAATGAAAGAGGCTATGACAGATTTAATTGTTAATGGTCTTAAATACTCTGTTGGAGTTTTAGAGGTTGGCGTTGTTGATGAACTTGATAAAAAGGTTATAAAGGCGTGGGTTGACGATACATTTGATATTGCTTTCGACCCAAATGCCAAAAATATTGATAGCTGTCGGTTTATTATAAAGGCAGTTAAACGTCCTGTTGAGGAAATACTTAACAACAAAAAGTTCAAGGTAGAGGAAACAAACATAAAAGACACGAAAGAGGCAGCTTCTGATTATAAAAACGTCATGGAAGTAGAAAGGTCAAACCCAGAGCAAAAAAGTGGTTCAGAAGACCTTGAAACAACAATTGTTAAGGAATTGTGGCTTAAATATATAAAAGACAATAAGGTGGTCGTTAGGGTTATAACAATTGCAGGAAACAACGTTCTTGCAGATCAAATAACAAAGTATAAGAGATATCCATTTTTTCTTTATACACCAGAAAGGACTCCTGGTTCTATATATGGAGAGCCATGGATTAAGGATTTGATTTCCCTTAATAAGGCTCTTGATAAAACATCTAGTAGAATCGAATCTTATATAGATAGAATGTTAGCTGGTAAGTGGTTAATTAAGCAAGGAACAGAGGTCTCAACAATAACAGATAACGGGGCTGAAAAGATTTTCTATAAAGGAAGTACGGCTCCGACACAGATGAATCTTCAGCCACTACCGGCTGCGCCAGCAAATTATGTTGGTCAACTTCAAGAGTGGATTGAGGAACTTGGTGGAATTAGAGAGGCCAACCTTGGAAGAGTTCCTGGATCACTTCAATCTGGAAAGGCTGTCGAGGCGTTACAAGCAGCAGACGCTGGAACGGTTGCAGAGCCAATTGAGAACCTTGAAATAATGTTGCAAGATGTTGGAGAATTTATTCTTCAAATAATAGCAGAATACCAGGATGCTTCAAACGAAATTGTTGAGGATGGAAAGAAGGTTCGTTATATAAAGGCGACTGCAGAAAACAAACCAGACGGAGTTCTTTCAATTGTTGGAAATGAGAAGGTGGCAGTTAAAATTGTTCCAGAGGTTGCTTATAGTGACGACGCAAGAAAAGAATGGTTAATGAGA